ATAGCCATCAGCAAAACGAACTGTTCTAGTATTTGGTGCGGATCTTTTCTGCTGCCCGTATGTTGGTGTGATCGATGGAAAAGTAGCCATTATGCAAGTAAACCTCCAGGTCTTTTCTGCTTAATTAATTCTGTCTCTATAGCTGCTGATAATGCAAGTCCTAATGCTCTACCTTCTCCTTCATCTCCTTCCACATTAGAACCAGAAGCATCTACATTAACAACAACACTTGTAGATCCTCCACCTAATTGATGGTTTGGTGTAATCATTCCAGAAGACCCAGGAGTGAACAGTTCTGGCCCACGTTCTCCAACTATGTAACTTCTACCTCTGCTAACTGGCCCACCTTCTGCTCTGAAAAATCCACCGATCCCAGGTAAAGAACCAAGAAAAGCATTTACACCAAATCTGATAAGAGATCTTTGTATTTCTGAAAATACACTACGAGCAACATCTCCAAGAGTTTTAGTACCATTTATCGCACCTTCTATTGCATCAACAAGACCTGTTTCTACTGTTGAGGCGATACTTGAATATAAATCATTTAATTTTGTTAGTTCATCTCTCATTTTTACTGCATTTTCAATTTGTTTGACTTGTATAGGATTTAGTTCACTTATTTTTATTTTCATTTTCTTTGCTAAATCTCCTTTTAATTTTTCAATTTCTGCACCTTGCCTTCCTAGCTCAAGTTGATTCTGTAAAAATGTATTTTGATCTGTAATGCTTTTTAATCCTTCATCAAGAATCATCTGCCTTCTTTGATCTAGTTCAACACCTTTTCCTATTTGTGCAAAATTTTCTGTTCTTAAATCAATTTCTTTGCTTAAACTATCTAATCTTAGTTGTAAATTAACTTTATTTTCTTGTTCATTAATTTGTTGTTCAGCAGTTTGTTTTATTTGAGAAGGGAACAACCCACCACTTCCAAAACTAAATGGGCCAAGAGCTTCTTGCCTTATTCTTTTATCAAGATCTTGTTGGTTAATTACTTTTAATTCTTCTTCAATTTTTTTCTGTTCAGCAATAAGAGCCTGTAAAAACGGATCTTGTCCTGCTCCTCCAAGTTTTGCCAATTCACTTGTTTTAGTTGCTTGTGCTTCTTTCTGTCCTGGAAGAAGTTTTCGTAAAGCATTGAAAAGGTCAGCAGCAGCAACTTGAATTTTCAGCATTGCTTTTTTAAATGAATTTCCTAATAATTGACTTCCCTCTGCAAACTCTCTTAAACTTCTAACTCCATCATCTCCTACAATTTTATTCATTTTTTCAGTAGCCATAGCTAAAGCAACGTGAGCACCTTGAGTTCGTTCTATAAACTTTAATCTTTCTGCTTCTGCTGTTCCAGCTAATCCCAATGAAACTGTAAGTTTATCTATATTTGGATTTATGTCATCAAATGCTTTTCCTAATTCATTTATATTTGCAGCTAAAGTAGTTAATTGTTGAAGAACAGCAGTAGCAACAAGACCTCCTGCAAAACCTCCCATCTGACCACCCATCTTCGTTCCAATAAATCCACCTCCAAATCCAGCAGCACCTCCAACTAAACCTTGTCCAAATAACAATGGAAATGCACCAGAAATAAGTCCACTTTTTAAAGCTGCTCCAGTGCTTCTATTGTCAAATTTATTAAGTTTATTTCCTTGAGCTTGTGCTTTATTGTTTTTAATTTGTGCATCTGTATTTTTATTAATCGAAATTGTTTCTCGGCCTAATGCTGTATTTTGTTTATTTGTTGCTATTAATGCTTCTTTATGTCTTTGAGTTCCAATTTCTAAATTATTTGTATATTCTTCTAAAGCATCTGACACTGCAAACTGAGCATTAGCTGTTTTACCAAATGCTCCTTGAGCTTTATTAACTGATTTAACAATATCATCCATATCTTGCCTATATTTCTTTAAATCATTACGAGCACCTGCTCCTCCTGCACCTCCCGTATTACGGGGATTCATTATGTCTATCTGACGAATATCATCTACACTTTTTGTTAATTGTTTTACTTTCGTATTTAATCTATCAAGACCAGACTGCCCTTTTATTCTTAAATTTATATTTACTCCGTAATCGGCCACAGTAAAAACAAAACTTTATTTTAGTGTACCGCTTTTAGCGTTTTCTTGCTTGTGCTTTTTTCTTTGCATCTTCATAGGCTTTATCTTCATATTCTTTCTTCAACTCATAGTAAGCAAGCCAATTTATGTATTCTTCGTGCGTTAATTTACTGGTAAGCTCTTGAATTGTCATTCCTAGCTCTGAAGCTAAGAAAAACATAAAAAACCAATCGTTTTTAGCTTTTTAAATCTGCTTTCGCTTCCTCCAACTTATATTCAGAACCAGAATTTAACATTGCAAGTTGAATATCCTGCAAAGTAGTTGCATTTACTTCTCTTCGTAAAGATGCTTTATGACCATCTTGAAAAAGTCTTTTACCCTCTTTATCTAATGCTTTTGTAATCATAAGATTCAAAGCAAAGTCATCATTAGTTCCTGATTCTCCAGACTTTGCAACAATCGCTTCTCTTTCTGCAATAGTCAATGGATTCCAGTAAATTTCTAAAACTGTTTCTTCTCCATCTTTTAATTCGTACAAATATTTCTGGCTGACACCAAATTTGTTCTTGAGCAGTTCAATCGCTTCCATAGTAATCTAATATAATATTTATATTATACTTATATTAGGCATTAGCAGTAAATTGGCAAGATATTAGACCGACAAAATGACTTCTATCTTCAATCTCTAATGGAGTTACACCATTAATATCAAGAACTCTTGGTTTACAACTAAATGTATCGCTATAACCAGGAGCATTAACAGAAGTAAGCCCATCAATAACAGCTTCTCCTATCGCAGAGAGCGTTGCAGTACCTTTACCCTTTGGAACATACACATTACATTGAATAACACCAGCATAATAATCTGTTGCTGCTCCCTGATTTTGTAATGTTGCCTGTGTAAATTCAACTGACATCAGAATATATTTTTTACTTTTGCCAGGTGTAGTGTAATGAACATTGTCATAAACCATTTCAACAGTATTATCTGCTGCTGCAACTGCATCTGTTACTGCCTTTTCAAAAGCTGCTCTTGTGTTTACTAAAGTCATAATTAAAATTCAGTATATTTAATACCAGCAGGTCTTTGTGTGGCAGTAGATCCAGGAGAATTATTAAATGTTGTGCTACCACCAAGAAATAATTTACCTTTATCTGTCATAGTTTCTTTTATCATTCTTCCTAATGATCCTTGAATAAATAATTGTAATTTACCACCTTCTAAAGCATAAACAGAATATTCAACTCTATTACCAATAAAAACTGATTTTCTATAATTAAATGCTCTTTTAACAGGAAATCTAGGTTCTATTATAGGTTTTACATTGTAATAACCAGTAGATTTGTTTGCTGCATTTGCAGTACGATTTTTAAGAAACTCTGCTGTAGCTTGTTGTTTTATGCCAGACCACGGAGAAAACTTTTCAATAGCATCTCTTGGTTTTACAGGACTTCCTTGTGCGACCCAACTTGAAGCAAAGAAACCTGTATAGACAGGGCTATGTTTTTTTGTTGATAAAGTACGATGAACTTTTTTTATAAGAGCATTAAAATCTCTTGATATATTTTTATCTAAATCTTTTGGTAAATCTCGAAGAGTTCTTGTAACCATCAGAACCTCACAATAATAATGTAAAGATAAACTTGTCCACCTTTCTTCGTATCAATATCAACTATTTGTGCGACTCTATTTGAGCCACCAAAACTTAATGTAATCTCATCATCTAAATCTGCCTGATTATCTCCTATTTGATCTGGTGTTATATATAATTTTGCTTGTCTCATTTCTTGTCCAGTTTCTTCTTCAGAACGAACAAAAGATATTGGTACATCTATGTTATAGCTAGTATCAGTTGTTGTCAGAGCACCTGTAGAAGTGTTGTAAGAAGGAGATGCTTTTTTTGTATAGGTAATACTATGGTCAAGTGAACTTCCAAGTTGTGCTACAACACTTTTTGCAACATCTTTAAATAATGAATCTAATTGACCTGCCATTATCCTCTAACCACCCTAAGTTGGAAACTACCAGCACCACCAAGAACATAAGCTCCTAAATAACTTTGTAACCAAGGATAAACGTCAAATACATTATTAACAGAACCCGTTCCTTGACTCT